TCAATGCGAAAAAGAATATTCTACCTCAGACTTTAAGAAGCAAAGAAGTTGGAGTAGTAGTCCAGAGCGTTCAGATAGAGTTCTAATGGCTAATCTTTTAAATATCTATGGCCTTGACTACAAAGATTATATTAAAGATGAGGCAGTCACCAAGGCTATGGATGAGTGGCTACTTATATACTACTTTTCTCAAGTTGCCAATAGTGAATACTTTAATCTTAGAGTATTTAGTAGACAAAGACTTGAACAGCATGTAGACAATATAGCAAGTGTATATAATATCACAGAAGATGCAAAGGATATTAATGCTAAAATGCTTAAACTAAACAATATGCTTTTTGAATTTAAGAAACTGTATGGTTACGACGAGTTGCCAACTGGTAAGAAATCCCATAGTCAGGCAATCATTAAGACCCTGCCTAAAATGGATGCTCTTAGAAAAATTCTTAAAGATACTATTGACAAGTCTCCGATACTAAAGTATATTGTTAGTGGTAACGACGATTTGGATGTTGAGAGGATCAAGACTAATGATCCTACAGATATCCATAACACTGGTTACTATGGTCGAGACAAATGGTTTGACAATGTTGAACTCAGCGAACTGAGAACAGCAGTAGGAAATTTGGTTTAGGTTTTAATCACAGGAGTTTAATTATGAGTGTTCCTTTTATGTGGGTTGACGGTAACTTAACGGTGATCTTAAAAAATAAGGCTCACCAAGTAATTCCAGATCATACTAATTACAAGTTGATTCTGGAAGCACTACCAACCGCAACAGAAGATGAGTTGCTAGAATTGGTAGACATTGAGAAAGCTGTTGCTACTTTTAGTGACGGACAAGTATCAATCGTAAATGGCAAGGTTATGTTTGAGGGTGAAGAGGTTCACGGTAGTATCAGTAAGAGAATTATAGAATTTATGAGCAAGGGCTTGCCCTTTGAGCCTCTTGTAAAATTCTTGGAAAACCTTATGGAGAATCCGAGTATGCAGAGCCAGCAAGAACTGTATGATTTCTTGGAGCATGAAAATCTTCCTATCACTGAAGATGGTTGTTTTCTTGCCTACAAAGCAGTCAACAGCGATTTTAAAGATAAGTGGAAAGGGACATTCAATAATAAAGTCGGTCAGGTCTGCGAAATGCGTCGAGCAAAGGTAGATGACAATCGTAAGGTTGGATGTTCACAAGGTCTTCATGCTGGTGCATTAAACTATGTTGCTAATTATGGTAATGTTGATGCTGGTGATAATATCGTGATTGTTAAAATCAATCCTGAAGATGTTGTCAGTGTTCCTAGCGACTGCAACTGTGAAAAACTTCGCACTTGCAAATATGAAGTAGTTGGTCTTTATCAGGGAGAACTACCAAAGCCTCTTTATAAGGCTGAATTTGAGGCAGACTCTTATGTTGATGAAGATGAATACTCTACAGTTTATGATGAGTATGATGAAGATTATTGGGATCAGTTTGAAGATGATGATGAGGAAGAATTTTAAACTTGTCTTGAATGGATTGCGGGGTATAATATAATTGCCTATATTTATCCCGCAGTCCTTTAGGGAGAAATCATGTCAGATTATTATAAAGACCCAGAACATGATGATTATGATGACGATGATTATAGAAATTATCCACATGAATATAACGAATACGGATACCCTAAGAGTTTTAAATTCGATTGGACTTCTTGGGAATTGTGGCTAAAACAAGCAATAGAAGATATAGTAGAAGAAAACAATACTTGGACAGTTGGTGGTCATAAAGACAAAACAAAGTTTCCTGTGAGTGGTGCGCTACCAAAAGGTACATTTAATGATAAATATTTTATGTATCTTGGTAGCAACCATTATGACGAAGCTATTTGGAAATCAAAATATTTTATTGTTGATGACATAAATAAAACATATAAAGGACATATATTGCAACATGCGATACACTTTCTTAAACAGCCAGCTTATTATAAGGGTATGTTTGATATTCTAAATTAGAAAGAAATACAATGGAAGATGAACCTGATGATTTCATGGAGGTAGTTAATCTTGATAAGCTGGTTGAATTTAGTAGACAGTTGATCTTTTATAATTTTGCAATAGATGAGGAAGAAGACGAAACTGATGATGAATTTATATCTAAAGTCAAAAACATAAAAAAAGAAGATAAAGAAGAATTAGATAGACTCTTACCTTTTAAGGAATCTAAACTAATTTTTAAGTCATCAATAAAAAAACAAGTAAATAGAAGAACTAAAAAGATTCGGTACGTTATAAAAGAATCTGACTATGATGAAGTTTTGGTTGAATTAAATTCTAGAATGGTTTCTAATATTATTAGAAGTTTGGTAAAAAAGGGATTGGTTGAAACAGCTTTTGACGACGATAAAAACGATTTTGTATTTTGGGTATCTAAACTTGGAGAAGATTATAATGGAAACTTTGAGACCGACGAATTTTGAAGACGTTATTGGACAGACAGACGTTGTAGATAGATTGAAAATTTTTGCCTTTGGATCAAAAACATCTAATTCGGTAATGCCTCATGTGTTATTAGACGGGCCTCCCGGTCTAGGTAAAACAACCTTAGCTGCTGCTATAGCTAATGAGTTGGGTTCTGAATTAAAAGTAGCAAATGCAGCAAGCATCCGTACTGTTAAAAATATGACGAGATACCTGTTGAGTATTAATAGGGGAGATGTTTTGTTTATTGACGAAATACATAGACTCCCAATGCTAGTTGAAGAATATATGTATCCTGTTATGGAAGATTTTCAAGCACAAATAGTTTTAGATACAGAACCAGAAGAGATAGATATTCCACCATTTACTTTAATCGGTGCTACTACTAGCGGAGGTAGTTTAAGTCAACCCTTTTATGATAGGTTTATGGTTAAAGAACATCTTACTTTTTATGAGGTAGATGAGTTAGCTAAACTGGCAGGATCGAATGCTAAGTCTTTGAATTTAAATATATCTGAAGACCATCTATTTAGCATAGCTAAGAGAAGCAAAGGTACTCCCAGAATACTAAAGTCCAGATTAGAATGGTATAAAAACTATACAGCTTTTTATCCACAAGAAAAAGATGTTGATAAGATTTTTGATGTTCAAGGTATTGACAAAAACGGTTTTGATGAAAATGACCTTAAATACCTAGAGGTATTAAAAAAGAACAGAGGCAACCCTATTGGTATAAAAAGCCTATCTGGAATGACGGGGATAGCTATGGATACAATAGAGAACAGTATCGAGCCTTTTTTAGTCAGGATGGGGTATATTATTAGAACAAGTAAAGGCAGGGTGATAGGTAAAATATGAATAACATTACAGTATATCTGTTTTTATCTACCAATATAGTATTTTTTATACTAGGCTTTATTGTAAGTAAATATATTTCAACAGAGAAATTTACACAGATTAATGATATGGTTTCCGTAAAATCTAAAACTGAAAATAGAAATAAAACAGCAATAGAAATAGACGATACTAAATATGTATCTAAAATTAATACGGGTGGTCTGGAAAAAAAATATGATTCTTTAGGAGATGTAAAGAAAACAGATCAAAGCATATCTTCATCAGTAAATAAACTCAAAAATTTGAAAGGCTAAAATATGTTAGGTTTAGATGTAGGTACAAGTTTTATTATATCAGCAAAAGAAGCAGCTGGTGGTATTGAGTACACAGATTTTAGAGATGCTTTTTATGTAATTAAACCGACCACCCCTATTGCTACAAAAATGATAGAAAAAGGTTTAGCCGGAAAAGTTTTTATTAAAGATGAAGAAACAAATTCATTTATATTATTAGGTAAAGATGCTATTGAAAAAGCTATTGAAAGAAATGATACTGCAAAAAGACCTATGTACAGAGGTGTGGTATCAGCAAAAGAAAAAGATGCTAAAAAGATTTTGTCTTTTATACTAAAAGAAGTAGTCGGGGAGGCTTCAGAGCCGGGAGAAAAGCTAGTATTTTGTAGACCAGCACAACCTGTAGATCAAGAAGATGAAGATTTTGATGTTGGCTATCATGAAGATGTGGTCAAAAGTATTTTAGCAGAACGTGGC